CTTAAGTGAGCCTGGAACATCAAGTAAATCAATATTGTATTTAGCTAAATAAGATAAACCTAAAGCTGAAGTGCTAGCCAACAAAGAATCTCTAGCAGCCAACAAAATATCTGCCTTAATTATAAAGGTATTACCAAAAGTGGTTAAAGTATTTCCAGATGAAGTTCCACCTGAAGCAATAAGAGAACTTTGACCAACTTTACGAGAAGGTAGAGTACTCAAAGCAGCCAAAGCTAAGCCAGCGTTTGGAAACAAACCAGAAACAAAAGAACACAATCTCAACCAACAAGCTTGAACCTTAAAAATATGTTGACTGTGATCAAAATTGGAACAGTCACCTGCTACTACATGAGAACTTGCATATTTAGCATAAATAGCTGCCCATTGTGTAGGATCATGTGGGTTGACACCAGGACCAAAGCCAATGCTAGCACCTAATGAAACAGCCCTAGCAAATACGGGTGAGGAAACCATGCGTTCAATAACAGTATAAACAAAATCCTCAGTGACAATAACACGAACTTTATTTTCATTAACTACCTTAGAAGTAGGTAGAATTTCATCTTTTTCAGACAATGAAGATCGATACAAGTCTAAGGTACCATTGGAGATTTCGGAAATGGTTTTAACTACCTCAGCTTCCAAAATAGGACCTGCACCAATCAAAGAGTGATCAGTATCATACTTGAGGTAATCACGCTTAAGAGTAGGTCCATGTAAACGTCTAAACCGTTCTCCAGCTGAACTACTACCATTAATGGGACCAACTCCTAACTCTGGACTGCCAATGATTGCTTCGGTAATGGATAACATACGCAAATTTTGGAAATGATCAGCAGGCATGACCACCTCCAAAGCTTGACGCCACAAATCAAGTGATTCATCAGATACTTTTTGTGGATTATTTGTAGCCGCATGCTTAGTCAGAACAGTTAATAACCGCTTACCAGGATCTGATGTAAATGATGGAGTGTTAGAACTTTCTCCAAAACCAACTAAATCACTTAAATGATACTTCGTTAAAGGACTAAATAATCGTAGAGGTCCATTAGCAAAAATTTGCATATTATTAATACAAGTGCGTTGACCACTCAGATCACTATTATCAACTACTTGCAAATTATCACTTTGAGAAGCTGACAATAAATCATCTCTAGTAAGAACTTGTGCAATACCTCCTGTGTTATTAGAACTGAAACCAGCAACATGAATACCCCAAACTGGGGTAATCGTGTCACTAGACAAAGTGTAACACAACAAGCCACAATGACCAGGGTTGGTAGTGGCAGTGTAACGAGCGGCATTCTTAATTCTAACAATACCAGTAGTTTGACAAATATATTCAGCAGATTTGGTAAAAGAAGAATTATTGTATGGAATACTAATAGGAGTACCACCATTATTAAAGATATAAGCACCAGTATTTGAATCTTTACTAAAATATTTCATGCCAACAAGCAAACCATAATGTGAAAACGAGGAAAAATCTTCACTAGTCCAAATTTTCTTTAATGATGACACGCCAATAACTCGATTAGTTGGATAAGGTAAAACAGAACAATCAGCATCAATAAAATGCAAAATTTTTGTGGGATCAGGATCATATTGTTGAACTGTGTTACCAAAAGCAATGGTTACGGCGCCAGAACCATGTCTGACACTACCATCTTGTTCAAAATACATACCGTGAGGATAAGCAGGAAAAGGTTTATGAGTGCTACCATCAATACTTCTAACAACTTCAGTTATACATTTTGCAAAATGTCTAGGAACCAAATAACCACAACCAATGTCAGTAATGTAAACTGTGCTGAACTTGGGTTGTTCTTCACTAGTAGTAACAACAATAGCTTGTCCACA